TATAATAGAAAATAAAAAATTTGAACATGACTTTAGATACAGAAAATTAGGAAATGAGATTTTACACTAACGTACAAATGGTTGGGGATCATTTCCTTGTTCGTGGATATGAAGATGGCAAACACTTTGCTGCTCGTGAAAAGTTTTACCCTACACTATTTGTAGACTCAAAGAGAAAGACAAAATATAAAACACTTGATGGTTTGCCTGTTGAACCAATTGAACCAGGCACAGTAAGAGATTGTCGTGAGTTTATCAAGAAATATAATGAAGTAGAAAACTTTAATGTTTATGGAAATGAAAGATTTATCTATCAATATATTTCAGACAAATATCCAGAAACAGAATTAAAGTTTGATATTGAACAAATTAAATTAACCACGATTGATATTGAGGTTAAATCAGAATATGGATTTCCTGATGTAGAATCTTGTGCAGAAGAAATACTTTTAATTACTTTACAAGATTATACAACAAAACAAATTCGCACTTGGGGTCTTGGTGCATTTAATAATAAGCAAGAGAATGTAATATACAAATCATTTAAAACAGAGTACGAACTACTTACTGATTTTATCAACTGGTGGATGATAGAAGATAATACACCAGAAGTTATTACTGGTTGGAACAGTAAGCTTTATGATATTCCATATCTCTGTCGTCGTATTGATCGTATACTTGGTGAGAAACTGAAGAAAAGAATGTCACCTTGGGGATTAGTAACAGAAGAAGAAACATTTATTGCAGGTCGTAAACATATTTCATATGACATTGGTGGAGTATCTCAGTTAGATTATCTTGACTTGTACAAAAAGTTTACTTACAAAGCACAAGAGTCATATCGATTAGATTACATTGCATCTGTTGAACTTGGACAAAAGAAACTTGACCACAGTGAGTTTGACACATTCAAAGACTTCTATACAAAAGGTTGGCAAAAGTTTGTAGAATACAACATCATTGACGTTGAACTTGTTGACCGTCTGGAAGACAAGATGAAGTTAATTGAACTCGCATTGACGATGGCATATGATGCCAAGGTCAACTATGAAGATGTATTTTATCAGGTAAGAATGTGGGATACGATTATCTACAATTATTTGAAGAGAAGAAATATTGTTATACCTCCAAAGAATCGTTCAAATAAAAACGATAAGTATGCAGGTGCATATGTAAAAGAACCAATACCTGGCAAGTATGATTGGGTGGTATCATTTGATTTGAATAGTCTATATCCGCATTTGATTATGCAATATAATATTTCTCCAGAGACATTACTAGATACAAGGCATCCATCTGTTACAGTTGATAAAATCCTCAATGAAGATTTAACTTTTGAAATGTATAAAGAAAATGCTGTTTGTGCAAATGGTGCGATGTATCGAAAGGACGTAAGAGGTTTCTTACCAGAACTGATGGAGAAGATGTATAATGAAAGAGTCATCTTCAAGAAGAGGATGATTACTGCAAAGAAGAAGTATGAAAAGACACCAACAAAAGATCTTGAAAAGGAAATTGCAAGATGTAATAATATTCAGATGGCAAAAAAGATTTCCCTTAACTCTGCTTATGGTGCTATTGGTAATCAATATTTTCGCTATTATAAACTTGCCAATGCAGAAGCTATTACACTATCTGGTCAGGTTTCTATTCGTTGGATAGAAAACCGTATGAACAAGTATCTAAACAAAATTTTAAAAACGGAGAATGAAGATTATGTCATTGCTAGTGATACTGATTCCATCTACCTTAATCTGGGTCCTTTGGTTGAAACTGTATACAAAGGGAGAGAGACGACTAATGAAAGCATTGTGTCGTTCCTTAATAAGATCTGTGAGATGGAACTTGAAAAGTATATTACGAGTTCTTATGAAACGTTGGCGAACTACGTAAATGCTTATGACCAAAAGATGTTTATGAAGAGAGAGAATATTGCAGACCGTGGCATCTGGACAGCAAAGAAAAGATATATCTTAAACGTATGGGATAGTGAGGGTGTAAGATATGATGAACCCAAACTGAAAATGATGGGTATTGAAGCAGTGAAGTCATCAACTCCTGCTCCATGTCGTTTACTTATTAAGAATGCACTTAAGTTAATGATGAATGGAACAGAAGAAGATGTGATAGATTTTATTGATGAGTCCAGAAAACAATTTAAAAAACTACCACCAGAAGAGATTGCATTTCCTCGCACTGCATCAAATGTTCAGAAGTATAAATCACATTCTATGATTTATGAAAAGGGAACTCCTATACATATACGGGGTGCATTATTGTTTAATCATTATGTGAAAGCGAAAAAGTTGGACAATAAATATTCACTCATCAGTAATGGAGAGAAAGTCAAATTTCTTTACCTACAGAAACCAAATATCATTCAAGAGAATGTAATATCATTCATTCAAGACTTTCCTAGAGAACTTGGACTTGAGAAGTATGTTGATTACGATTTACAATTTGACAAAAGTTTTGTTGAACCACTTAAAGCAATCCTCGATGCAATCGGGTGGAATGTTGAAAAAACTGTAAACTTAGAACTATTTTTTTCCTAATGGAATTACCTATTAATGATAACGATTTAGAGACAATCGTAAAGGCTCTTTCTCTTGGGGGAGATGCACGATTGTATCATCTATTAAAAGAAGTTAAAGATGTTAGAGATAACAACCCTGATGGACCTTACAAAAAGATATTAAGAGACAAAGGAATAACTATTTGACCTTGACGAATTGAAATAAAAATAGTATAATAAAAATAAAATGGATTGTTGGCACTGTGGCACTGAACTCATCTGGGGTGGAGACCACGATTTAGAAGAAGAGTTCTATGGCGAAGACCATGCATATGACTTCGTAACAAATTTATCTTGTCCTAAGTGTCAAGCCTATGTTGAAGTACATCATCGTAAAGAGGGTAAAGAATGGATTTCTTGAAAGAAATTGTAAAAGAGATTGGTGACGATTTTACCAAAGTAGCACAAGATATAGATGAAACAGAAAGATTCATTGATACAGGAAGTCATATCTTTAATGCAGTTGTTAGCGGTTCCATTTATGGTGGTGTATCTAGTAATAAGATTACTGCCATCGCTGGTGAAAGCTCTACTGGAAAGACTTATTTTTCCTTGGCTGTTGTCAAAAACTTTTTGGATAATAACCCTGATGGTTACTGCCTTTATTTTGACACCGAGGCTGCTGTCAACAAAGGACTACTTGAGTCTCGTGGGGTTGACCTAACACGGTTAGTTGTTGTCAATGTCGTAACAATTGAAGAGTTTCGTGGTAAGGCACTTAAGGCAGTAGATATATACTCTAAGACAGAAGAAGAGAATCGCAAACCTTGTATGTTTGTGTTAGACTCATTAGGTATGCTTTCAACAGAGAAAGAGATCAAGGATGCACTAGACGATAAACAAGTTCGTGATATGACCAAATCACAACTTGTCAAAGGTGCGTTTCGTATGCTCACACTCAAACTTGGTCAAGCAAACATTCCATTAATAGTTACAAATCACACCTATGATGTTATCGGTTCTTACTTTCCTACAAAAGAAATGGGTGGAGGCAGCGGTCTCAAGTACGCAGCATCTACAATTATCTATCTCTCTAAGAAAAAAGAGAAAGACGGAAAGGATGTCATTGGAAATGTTATCAAAGCAAAGACTCATAAATCACGTTTAAGTAAGGAGAACAAAGAAGTTGAGATTAGACTTTATTACGACGAACGTGGACTCGATAGATATTATGGGTTATTGGAACTGGGTGAGAAGCATGGAGTCTTCAAACGTAAGGGGAATCGAATTGTTGTTGGTGAATCTTCCGTTTATCCTTCTGCTATTCTGGCCGATCCTGATAAGTATTTCACGGAAGAAATAATGCAACTGCTGGAAGAGGCATCAAACGAAGAGTTTAGTTATGGTGAATGATGGATCGTATTGAGAAAGTCATTCTAAGAAACCTAGTTTATAACGAAGAATATCTAAGAAAAGTTCTACCATTTATCGAACCTGATTACTTCAATGACAGGAATGAGAGAGTTGTATTTGAACATATTACTAAATATGCTTCAGAGTACAATAGTTTGATAACGAAAGAAGTACTCCAGATTGAGATTGAAGACAGACGTGATATCACTCAAGATGAAGTCAAAAATATATACGGAACGATAAATGAACTGGAAGATATTGAATGTGACTTTGAATGGTTAAGTGACACAACGGAGAAATGGTGTCGAGACCGAGCAATCTATCTAGCATTGATGGAGTCAATCAAAATAGCAGATGGACAAGATGATAAAAAGAATCGAGATGCAATACCAACAATACTATCAGACGCATTATCTGTTTCCTTTAATCGCAATGTAGGCCACGATTACTTAGAGGACTATGAAGAAAGATACGAACTTTACAACAGGAAAGAAAGTCGAATTCAATTCGACCTTGAATACTTTAATAAGATTACAAAAGGAGGTCTTCCAAACAAGACGCTCAATATTGCACTTGCAGGCACTGGGGTTGGTAAATCTCTGTTTATGTGTCATCATGCTAGTTCTGTTCTTTTAGAAGGAAAGAACGTCTTATACATAACATTAGAGATGGCGGAAGAAAAGATTGCAGAACGTATAGATGCAAATCTTTTAAATGTAAACATACAAGAGATTGTTGATTTACCAAAACCAATCTTTGAAGGCAAGGTAACTAATCTTGCAAAGAAGACTCAAGGGTCACTTATTATCAAAGAATATCCTACTGCCTCTGCACACTCAGGTCACTTTAAGGCTCTACTTAATGAATTAGCCTTGAAAAAATCTTTCAAACCTGATATAATATTCATAGATTATCTAAACATATGTGCATCTTCACGTTACAGGGCTGGATCAAATGTTAACTCGTATTCCTATATTAAGGCGATTGCTGAAGAGCTCAGGGGTCTTGCAGTTGAAGCTAATGTACCTATCGTCTCCGCTACTCAGACGACTCGCTCTGGCTATGGTAGTAGTGATGTCGATCTTACTGATACAAGTGAATCCTTTGGTCTTCCAGCCACTGCTGATCTTATGTTTGCTCTTATATCTACTGAGGAACTTGAAGGGTTGGGGCAGATAATGGTCAAACAACTTAAGAATAGATACAATGACCCGACATACAATCGGAGATTTGTGATTGGAGTTGACCGAACAAAGATGAGATTATATGACTGTGAACAACAAGCACAAGATGATTTGCTTGACAGTGGACAGGATGTAGAGTATAATGAAGAAGATAAAACAACAAAGAAATTTGCCGAGTTTAAGTTTTAAAAATGTCTGGAGATTACAACACTCACAACGATCAACAACCAAATATTAACTATACTGATCATACCGTTGACCTTTCTAAGTACGCTATATTCGTGGATGGTGTCACATCCGATCCCAGTAAGGATTATCAATCTTTTGTTGAAAGTCTGGATGACCTTGACGGACAGGGTTCCAATATTCACAGACTTCTTACTGCTGCTGTTGGTGTCAGTGCTGAGGGTGGTGAGTTTATGGAAATTGTTAAGAAGATGGTTTTCCAAGGTAAACCTTGGAGTGACCACAATCGAAAACATCTTGTTATTGAGTTGGGTGACGTTATGTGGTATGTGATGCAGGCATGCATGGCACTTAATATTACACTTGATGATGTGATTGCTGGTAACGTAGAGAAGTTGAAGAAGAGATATCCAGGCGGAGAGTTCGATGTATATAAATCAGAAAATCGTTTAGAGGATGACTTATGATTAATTTGCGTGACCAGATTCTAAAAAGTCAAATTGCATACTACAATGGTTTGATTGCAAAACATCAACAGAATGTTGAGATTTATCTCAATCAACCTGTGGGTATTGGTGAGCATTCTGATGTCATGGCAGCGATAGATGGTGAGATAAATTCTATCGCACAAGCACATGAGAAGATTGAAATTATAAATCACTATTTTCTTAATAGGTAATGGCTGACTCACCTAAATTATCAGAATCATCACAAGCATTATTTTGTGCTGTTGTTGATTATTTGGGAAAACCAATAAACGGTAGAGACAGACCGGCAAACTATCCTGCTTTTCAAAAAAAATATGGAAAGATAGTTGACAGAGTAAAAAGTAAAGTTAAAACTGGATCGGTATCAGTAACAAGTATAGAGAAATATTTAACTGAAAATAAAGATTGGTACGACTCATC